ATCAAGGACATCCTGAAGGCGAACGGCGTAGAGCTTGACGACGAGAAGCTGAAGGCAATCGAGAAGGCGACGTTGGAGAACTACCGCACAAAGGCTGAGACCGACGCGAAGACGCAGAAGATCGCAGAACTCGAAGCGCAGCTCGCGAAGGCCAACGAGGCTCTTGAGGCTGCGCAGAGCGCAGACCCGGCGAAGGCCGAGGAGTACGAGAAGATGCAGGAGCAGCTTCAGGCGTACCAGAAGGCCGACGAGGAGCGCAAGGCGAAGGAAGCGGAGAGCGCCGCGCATGCGGAGTTCGAGGAGAAGTTCCAGAAGGAGCTTGGCGACAAGAAGTTCGCTAACTCCATCGTCGAGAGGGCCATCAAGACAGCAGCCTACGAGAAGTCGAAGGCGAACCCCGACATGAAGCTGGCCGACGTGCTGGCATCGGTGACGGAGGACGCCGACGGAATCTGGGCGAACCCGCAGCGCGACCCCAAGAAGATGCCCGGTGCGAACGACGGCGGCGGAAGCGGCAACTCCCCAATCCAGTCGCTCGAGGACCTGAAGGGCATGTCCGTCGATGACATCCGAAAGCACATGAGCGAAGTGAACAAGTTGCTGGAAGACCAGCAGTAAGGAGCCGACATGGCAACCGAGAAGTTCATCCCAGCAGTTTGGAGCGCGAAGATTCTCGACGCTCTTGAGAAGTCCCTCGTCTACGCGCAGCTCTTCAACCGCGACTACGAGGGCGAAATCACCGACGTGGGCGACACCGTGAAGATTGGCACCATCGGCGACGTGACCATCAAGGACTACACCAAGTCCTCCGACATCGCCGAAGCGGACGAGGTGACGCCCACCGTCCAGACACTGACCATCGACCAGGCGAAGTACTTCAACATCGCCGTTGACGACGTGGACGCCGCGCAGTCCAAGCTGAGCCTGCTCGACACCGCCACCGCGCGTGCAGGGTACGGCTTCAGCGACGTGGCAGACCAGTATCTCGGCGGGCTGCTCGCCAGCAAGGGCACGCTGACCGCAGGACTCGGCACCAAGACCACGCCACTCGTCATCACCAAGGACAACGCGTACGAGACGCTGGTCAACATGAAGACCGCGCTTGACAAGGCGAAGCTCCCCAAGCAGGGCCGCGTGTGCGTCATGCCCTCCGAGTTCGAGGGCTTCATGCTGCTCGACCCGCGCTTCGTGCAGGTGTCCGCAGACGAGGCTCAGAAGCGACTCACCGAGGGCTCCGTGTACCGCGCGGCAGGCTTCGACATCATGACGTCCGTCAACGCGCCCAGCCCCGCATCCGGCGTCTACAACGTCGTGGCTTCCAGCCCCATCTGCGGCACGTTCGCCGAGCAGATTCTGAAGACCGAGGCTTACCGCCCCGAGAAGCGCTTCAGCGACGCAGTTAAGGGTCTCCACGTGTACGGCGCTGCCGTCACGCGCCCCGAGTGCGTGGCAGTCGCGACGGTGAAGTTTACCGCCACCGAGTAGTCGCGTATAATCGCAATCGGGGCTAGTCCCCGGTTCAACAGACCCCCAGTCGCTCCCTGCCTTGCGATTGGGGGTCGTCTCGTAAGGGGGCAAGAATGTATCTAAGCTACGAGAGGTACCGGGAGCTTGGCGGCACCGTGGAGGAGTCCGCCTACGCCGGGTACGAGTCTGAGGCCGAGCTGCTGCTCGACCACTGGACGCTGAACCGCCTGCACTCGGAGAGTGTCATGGCAGACCTGAAGTCACAGGGTCTGCAAGGCTCAGTGGAGTTCGCCATGAAGGCCGTGATAGACCGCATCGACGGGATCAGGGAGGCGCGGAAGTCGCTTGCCGCAGGTACCGTCGTGACGTCGTTCAGCAACGGCGTGAACTCGTTCGGGTTCGGCGGGTCTTCCGGCACGTCAACAGTCACGATGGCGGAGTACGAGTGCATGGAGCGGGTCATGGAGATTCTGCCAGTAGACCTCACATCCGCGTGCGTGTCGTTCAACGGGGCGATGTGACATGAACGTCGACATCGACAGGGTTCTCGACCAGACGGTGACCGTGTTCAACCGCATAGGTGCCAAGGACGCAGGGCTGGACAACGACGTCTACGCGATACGCGTGCTCAGACCGGCGATGTGGAGCGAGAGGGTTTCGCGCACCACGGACGCGCAGGGAGTCGCGCTGACGGCGAAGAGCTGCGTCGTGCAGGTTCCGTCATCCACGATGCGATACGTTCCGTACGCGGAGTTCTGCAAGACGAGGCCGAGCGACGCGCTCACGGCGTCAACAGGAGACTACGTGATGCTCGGAGAGACCGGGCTGTCCGGGGAGCCTACGAAGAGGCAGGTTCTCGCGGAGCTGAGCCTGCATCGTGGGTTCGAGGTTCACGCGTTCCGCGACCTGTCGAACAACGGCGGGGTGGAAGGCGGGCCGGGGATGCTCAAGTACGCCAACGTGCTGCATCTGGAAGGCGCGTAGCAATTGCCAGACAGGTCAATCCCATTTGCCCTAACGGGCAAATCAATTTGGCAACAAGGGCGAACCTATACCATATGACTACCAGATGACTACCAGATGGAAAAGCTAAAGGGAAAAGGGTGGTGGCATGAAGGTGACGCTTGAGTTCGAGGGAGTCCACCGCAAGCTCGACGCGATACCCAAGGACGAAGGACTCGGCCTGTTCCTCGCGACCGAGGCGATGAGGGGCATGTCGCCGTACGTCCCCATGCGAAACGGGTTCCTTGACGCATCGGCGACCGCGACCCCGTTCGAGGTGAGCTACAGCACGCCGTACGCGAGGATGATGTACTACGGAGACGGCCTGAAGTTCTCGCACGAGAGGCACGCGCTGGCTACTGCGCACTGGGCGGACGCGTACTCGGCAGCCCATGTGGAGGAGCTTGCGCGGGCGGCAACCGACTACCTGAAGCGATAGGAGGCGATTTAAGGCCATGGAATCGGTGACGTATATAATCTTCCACATCGGAAGGAAACTGGCCCGTATGATTGACCACAGAGGCTCACGGAGGCATCAATGAAGGTATCAGGTAAGACGGATGCGGTCGTGAGGTGGCTGAAGACCTACGACGGCATCGGGAAGTACCTCAAGCTGAACGCCGTGGACATGAAGGCAGACGAGAGGGCAGTCAACGTCGTGTACAACGACGCGAAGGTGCGCGAGTTCATCGACGGGACGGTCGAGCGAAGGTACACGTTCGCGCTCGTGATGGTCGCCGACTGGTCTGACGGGTTCGACACGGCGAACTCCGAGGCAATGGGGTTCGGCGAGGAGTGGCTGGACTGGGTGGCACGCCAGTTCGGCGAGGGCAACGTGCCCGACTTCGGAGAAGGGTGTACAATACGTGCCATAGAGCCGTTGCAGAACGTCCCAGCGCTCGCAGCGGCCTATCAGGACGTGCAGCTTGCACGATACCAGTTCCAAGCTGCCATTACCTACTGGGAGAAGGAGAGTGTGTAAACCATGCAGCTGACGCGCAACCTGTTCATCCCGTTCATCGACAAGACCAAGGGTGCCGAGCCGGGAACGTACGAGTGGGTGCCAGTCGACCTGTCAACGCAGTTCGAGTTTAGCTACAACCCGCAGACCGACACTAAGAGCTACATCAACAGCAAGAACGACACGACCGTCGTCACCGGCTACCAGCCCGAGCTTCCGCAGGAAATCGTGCTCGACAACGAGAACCCGCTGTACGAGTTCATGGACGAGTTCCTGAACAGCTATCCCGTCGGTGCCGACTGCCGCGTGCCCGTGATGATCGTCCGCCCCGACCTCGAGACAGGCGAGCCGACCGTCGCGCAGGTGTGGGACCAGGCAACCATCACCGGCGACACGCTGAACACCGTGGACGGCAACGTGTCGTTCAAGATCTCCCTGAACGGGGACCCAATCGACGGCACCGTGTCCGGGGTCCGCACCGACACCGTCACGTTCACGGCAGACTCGGCAGGCTAGTTGACCGGCACAAGGCGTGGTAGAATGGTTCCCGTGGGGCATGAGCCTCGCGGGAATCCTTCGTTAGAGAGGCAGGTTGCTATGATTGAGTACACCGATTCGCAGGGGCAGGCATTCGAGCTTCCGAAGATGACGCTCAAGCTGAGCGCGGAGATGGACAAGGTGGCAGCTGCGCAGGGCGGCACAGAGCGTTTCAAGGCGGAGTACGAGTTCGTCAAGAAGGTTCTGCCGAAGGAGTACGTGGACGCGCGTCTCGACGGCAAGCGCATGGAGGACGTTGACCTCGTCGAGCTGTCCGTCCTGTACAACGAGCTGAACACGTCGTACGCGAAGCCAGTGCTCGAAGCGCAGATGTCCGGGGCGAACGCCCAAATCGAGCAGATGAAGCCCATGCTCGACGCGGCATCGAGCGTCGCGAGCATCGCGAAGAAGCCGAACCGGCAAGTGTTCCGCATGGCGTAGAGATGATTGACTTGCGATACCGGGGTCTCCCCTCAGCCTTGGAGGTTGACGGGGAGACTTTCCGTATACGGACGGACTTCAGGATTTGGATTGCATGGCTTGAGTCGCTTGAGGTGAACGGGGTGGCGGAGACGGCCATATTCGCAGACAGGGTGCCTGACGGCGACTCGTGGGTACCCGTCGCCCTTGCGTTCGCGAGGAACGAGAACAGCACGCCGCATGGCGGGGCAGGCTCAACGGCCAGGGCTTACGACCTCGTGGAAGACGGCGAGTACGTCGTGGGGGCGTTCCAGCAGGCGTACGGGATAGACCTGACAGACCC